ATGCGCAAAGGAAACCTACGAAGATTTAACCGCAAGAAAACGATTGAGATACCGATGACCATAACGGAAATGTTCGAGGAATTTATGATCGTTAAAAAGGGCGAAGGCTTGACGAAAAGAACCATTAAGGAGCACTACGCCCATTTCGGCTATTTTAAGGACTACATAAACCGTGAGATTGTTGCGGAAGAGATGACAACGGAGCTCTTTGTCGGTTGGATAACGCACATGATTGAAGAATTGGACTACGCGCCTGCAACGGTTAATATCCGCGTCCGTACAATGCGGACATTTTTGCGGTATTGCTATGAGGAAAAGGCGTGGATTAGTGAGCCGATTCATAGACGCTTCAAGCCGATTAAAGCGCCAGTTGACGTTGTAGAGTCTTTAACGCCGGAAGAGTTTCGGAGGTTAATCGGAGCCATTGACGATACTACTTATAGTGGATTTCGTACGAAGGTCGTAGCCTTTACCTTGCTTGACACAATGGTTCGTGTTTGCGAACTGGTCGACATTAAGAGGCAAAATGTTGACTTTAAGACGCTGACAATTCGCTTGGAGGCTGCGGACACAAAGACCCGGCAAGGTAGATACGTGCCTATCAGCGCAAGAACAGCGAAGTTATTAAGCGAATACATGGCTGAGACCTCAGACTTTGCGAATGATTACGTATTTCTGTCTTACGAAGGAGAAAGGATTAGCGAGCATACTGTCCGTGATAATCTGCGCCTTTATGGGCAGGTTGCGAAAATAACAAATAAACGTGTAAGCCCGCACACACTAAGGCATACGGGCGCTCTTTTCTATATTCTTAACGGCGGTGATCCGTTTAGTTTGCAAAAGATACTCGGCCATTCTCACATGAATATGGTCAGGCGATATGTGCAGATGACAAACATGGACGTGCGTAACCAGCATAGCGTTCATTCACCGTTAAATTTCGTATTCAAATAAAAAACAAAAAAAGAGCGCCGACTGCGGGAACAGTCGAACACCCTACGTTAAAATCACTAACTATATTGTATCGAAAAAAAGCGTGCTAGTCAACGCTTATTTAAGTATGCATATTTTTGGGTTAGGCGCTCTCTAAACGGGGAGAGTCCGCAATGAAACGAATAGATATAGTGGCTTCGGAAGCTGCTTTCGAAACGCTCGGAACCTTCGAAACGCTCGAAGGGCTTAACGAAGCAGTCCGGGAATATAAGTGTAAATTTAAGGAAATGCTTTCAAATACGGAAATTAGCGTCCTTAATATCCTCCACAGATACTCAGCTAAGTATAAGGGCGTTAGTTTCCTATGCAAAAATACAATCGGCAAGCTTGTCGGCAAGTCCAGGCGCACAATCATCCGTGTATGCCAGCGTTTAGAAGAGTTAGGGATCATCCGCCAATACGCAATGAAACGGGCAAGCGATATGCAGCAGACGTCTAATGCTATCGTTATATTGCCGACCAAATGCGACGATGTCGTCGTAAATGAACAGCTTGTCACACAAGAGCCTGCGGATAATGTCACACCAAGAAAACCACTTCCGTCTAAAACAAATACTAATACTAAAGAACGTACGGCCAAGCCGGCATGGATTCCGCAAGCATTCTTTGCTTTATTAGATTCGCATATTCATAGCGTCAAAGAGATCGAGGAATACTGGCGGTCTGTTTACGCAATTACATACCGCATGAACCTCGCGCAAGAGGAACGGACAGTAATCGGCATAGAAGCGTTCTTTGCTATGAAATCAAAGCGCAAGCAATTGCGGAAGCCTATTGCGTATTTTACTGGCGCGGTTAAACGGCTGGCTAAACAGCGGCATGTAACCGTATTGTTTAATGACGTATTTAAGGGCTAGGTAAAGCGAATTAATAACGAATAAAGACGCTAAAAAAGAATCATAGACGGAGTTTACACGCTTTCGACTTCGGATAATTTGAAACAAAGGAGGTTTAAGCAATGTCAGAATATCCGAAGCCAAAAATAATGATACATATGGCAGGTTCAAGACCTGTTATGAAAGTTCAAAAGAGAATTGCTGATAATTGGCGAAGATTGCCCTACCAAAAGTTAATAAAGGTCGGCCATACCAGTATCTTTATTCACTCAAACCTAGGGTTATTCAGCGATGAGCAGCGTAAGGAGTGGTTCAGGATTGCATTAGAGAAAAAGCATCCTGCGCTTATGGGTTTAGAAAGAACCGTACAGAAAATACATCCGAATAAGAAAGTGAAGATAGTGATTAGTGATTAAGAGAAAGGAATCTTTAGGAGGTGGTAGCGTGAGCAAGCTGGAAGATAACGAAAAAGTGATGCTTGACGCTAAAGACATAATGAGGTTGACTGGCGTAGGAAGAGATAAGGCATACGGCTTGTTACATAGTAAGCAATTTCCGGTGAAAATGATCGGTAGGAGGCGTATGGTACATAAGGATGTATTTAATGATTGGTTAAAGGGCAAGGAGGTTTAAATATGTGCGAAAAAATGATGCTTGATGTTAACGATATAATGAAACTCACTGGTATCGGGAAAAATAAAGCTTATGGGCTACTTCAAAGTAAGCAATTCCCTGTAAAAATGATTGGCAAAAAGAGGTTAGTACATAAAGATATATTCAACGATTGGCTAAAGGGTAAGGAGTATAAGGTTCGTTGAGCCTTATTTCTTCTTCTTTTTAAATTCTTTTGCTATCCTTATCAACGCCGGCTTTACTGCCTCGTAAAATTTTCTCATTGCTTCCTCAGAAGGTCCTTTGCTCATATCTAATCCCCCTTTCGCGCCTCCTAATTATTAGCCTCTTTATTAATTCTATATAAAACTTTTGATAATTCCTGGTTAATTTGTCGACCACTAAATCGTAAAACGTGCCATCCGTTCTTTCTCAAAAAAGCGTTTTTACGTCTATCGTGCGCTTTTTGTGCAGGAGAGCTATGGAATGCTTTACCGTCACATTCTATAGCTAATTTAAGTGTTGGGATGGCTAAGTCGATGGAATATCTTCCGCAAGGTACTTGCGTTCTTACAACGTAGCCCTGAGATACTAATGCATCATACAAAATTCGTTCGATTGGGCTCTGGCATCTAATTCTTTCAGCTGCAACAGGAGATAATATAGGATCACTGGGTTTGTGGAATAAATATGCTAAAAAACCAGCGATCAAAATGCCTATAAAAACGATATACTCGACCATAAATTGCACCTCCCTAAAAGGAATTATTGCCAAAATGGAGAAATATTAGGCGAGGTGATAGAGATGGCTGTCAAAAATACTTTAAAGGAATACCGGCACGACAACCGAATGAATCAGACGGAGTTTGCCGCCTTCCTCGGCATTAGCCACGATCAATATAATCGATATGAGCGCAACAAACGGCAGCCAACGCTGGAAATTGCGCTGAAGATAAGCGACAAGCTAGGCCGTCCAGTTAACGATATATTTTACGCAGAGGACGAGCCGTCTGCTACTCCGGCAGAAAATATGTAGGTACAGGCAACTTTACCGCAGTAATGACATAGGTTATAGCGTAAGTAGCATTACCGCAGTTTAGTCGGTTTGAACTGTCAGGTAATGCGAAAATAAAAATCTGTTAAGAAAGGAGCGAAGTGAGAGCTGAGCGACAGACTTAAGGAGGTATCGCTATGATTGTCAAAATTAACGGCGTCCCAACGGACTATGATCGGATTCATCAAATTATCGTAGACAATTCGTACGACTCTATCGGAGAAGCTGTCGCGGATAAAGTAAAGACCGCTATCCACGATACGGAATGGTATCAGCATACCAGCGACTTTAACGTTTTTCGTGACTACGATGCAGTCGATAACCTTTGCGGCGATAACGCTATTTGCTGGATGGATGCGGTTAATCGATCCGTAATGGAAACGACAGAGCCTACGAAAATGATTTACCGGCTTATTTCACATCGAGTTGGCATCGTTAAAGACTCTTTCGCAAAAAACTTTTGGCCTGAAGAGTTTGATTGGGAATTGGTGCTCGATTGCATCTTATGGTTTTAACAAAGGGAGGAATTTCGCATGTTATTTACACCAACGTTATTACTGGCCGGAGGAGCTACGATAGTCCTGGCCGCATTAGACAAGACGCTGGAAGGCTACGGATTCGGGGCGCTTGGCACAATCTTGCGCATAGCCCTGCCGATAGCCGCCTTTGCTGCCGGTATTTACTTCATTGAAACTAATGCAATTATCGGGTGGCTCCGATGAACTGGCGCGAGTCCTGGGCGAAATTGCAGACCCGTCAGCGCCTTGTGAAAGCATTTAAAGCAGCCGAACTTTATCTCGGCGACATCGAGCGTCCTACATTCCCGAAAATACATTCCACTACTATATCCGCAGACTCTACCGCCATTACCTTCACTTTGCCAAACGGCCTGGACCCGAAACTCCTAACGAAAAACCTTTATGTATTCCAGCAACACTTCGGAAAGAATATCCGCCTGGATGGAGATATTAAACGGTTTACGCTGATGATTAATAAAAATAGTCTGCCGCGAAAACTTACCTATTCATACGGGTCGACGTCGACTCAACTAGCTGACTATGATATGCCGATCCTCTGCGGAAAAGATTCAGCCGGCAACTACATGGTCTATGACGCAATATCCGAGCCGAACTGTCTTATCTCCGGTGAGCCAGGCGCAGGCAAGTCGACTCAGCTCCGGAGTATCCTATCGACATTAATTCAGACCAAGACGCCGGATGAGTTGCAGATATTCCTTGGCGACCTTAAGATGAGCGAGTTCTTTCTGTTTAAAGGCGTCCAGCACGTTAAGAGTGTCTGCGTCTATGCGGAAGATATGGCCGTCATGCTGGCCTATTTGCACGGCGAAATGAAGCGTCGGGGCGAGCTCCTTAATAAATACGGCGTTACACATATTAATAAGTTGCCGAAAAAGCCTCCGTATATTCTGCTGTGTATCGACGAGTTCGTAATGATAATGGACGATAAGCAGATGAAAAAGCAAATCGTGCAGCTTGTGGCGCTTGGCCGTGCGTTAGGTATCTATTGCATCTTATCGCTTCAGAGGCCGTCACACGATATTCTCGATACTAAAATTCGTGGATTGCTTACTGTGCGTATGGGATTCCGAACGACTGACCTATCGAATAGCCGGATCATTGGGACGCCTGGAAGTGAGCGCATAAGCAAGGAAACGCCGGGACGCTTTCTTATTAAACGGGACGAATTGACGGAGCTTCAAGCGCCTTACTTAACGGAAGAGAAGGCTGAGGAATTGCTAGCGCCACATAAGGCGGACGGCTGGACGGATATGTTTGCCGGAGTGAACCGGACAGCAAATTCCACGACGTCGGGGGTTTTAACAGAAAGCGATGTGTTTAACGATGTTAACTAAGCGTGATAAAGCAATAATAAACGATTTAAATAGATTTCGCGTGATGGATCGGAACAGCGTGGCGGAGCTCCATTTCGCTAATTTAAAGAATCCAATTAGCGCAGCGAACACGGTGCTCCTCCGGTTATTGCGTGAAGGCCAGATACAGCGCACAACCGCAACTATTCCGTATTGCTATTACGGTCCGGAACTTACTATAAAGAAGAATTCCGCAAAGATAGGCCACTGGCTCGCGATTCTCAACGTATATAAGGAAATGCGGAAGCAAGGGCCGGTCGAAACGTTCCAGGTCGAGCCAAAGTACGGAAGCAAGGGCGTAGCTGAGCCGGACATATTTGCCGTATTTAGAAAAACGCCTTTCTTTATCGAAGTGCAGAAGACACTATACTCCGAAAAGCAAATGGCGGAAAAGATGAATCGCTATGTAGACCTTTGCCGATCCGGTGTCATTCCGAAGCCGTTTCCGCATGTGTTAATCGTGAGTGAGCAGCGTTATGCAATAGATGGGGATTGGCCGTTTAAAGTATTTCAAGCGCAGACATTTTCGAGGTTTATGGAGGCGCTGAAACCGAAGCAAACGCCTCAGCCGGTTAGAGCCAAGGAAGGTGGTATTAGATATATTGTCAATTAAATTTATAATAAGTAGGGTTTGTCTGGAAGTTTTACTTTTTCTTCAGTTTTACCCAATCTATTATCAATTGCTACTTTCATAAGTTTATATTCAAGTAATAGAGTGACTTGATTCTTTCTAGGGGATTTGCAAGTAATAATATCTTGTTTTCCACTTTTGTTGTTAAATGCAATAGTTAATTCACCGAAAATTCTATTTGAATAAGTCGACCAACCAGTGCGGACCCGCTGATTCCATTCATAATACTCTACTTTTGTAATTTTATTAATTGGAATTATGGCTAAGTTATTTATTGTTAATTCGTCATTGGCAACAAGTAAAGTGGAAAGTTTATCAGATTCTATTCCTTCAGCTCCATGAACATAACCGTATGTACTGATTTTTCCTTCTGGGGATGTTTGATATTTTGTTATTCTCCTACCAATAATAACGATTGCCACAGCTAATAAAATGCAGACGATAATAAACAATAAACCATCTCCTTTTATCCCTAATTATACCAGATTATATAAAAAAGAGGCGTCCGTTATTCGGCGCCTTTTTCTGTGAGTTTAAATACGAATACATCATTTACGTCATATCTTCTTGTCTTCCCTTGTTCTAATGCAATACGATTTAAAGCATTGATAACAGCTGTCAAAGTGTCGAACTGAATGGCCTTGGCTTTTCCGTTGACTAAATCTCCAATTGTCGCTGGCCTTACCTTTGATTCCACTGCCAAGAAGTTTTTTGTGATTTGTAATTCTTCTAAGGTGTCTCCAAGAGTAGTAACAATAGCGTTTTCCTTAATTACCTTCATAGAAAATCCCTCCGTTAAGTCCATTATAAAACAAAATAACGATAATAGTAAAACTTTTTTAGTGAAAACTATTGCAATTGGGAAATTAATGTATTATATTTAGTTTAACTTAAATAGTAAAACGATTTAAGTAATACAATCTAGGAGGTGTACAGGCATGGGTTATTTATTCGCGGTTTTCTACTTTGCTCTTGCGGGGCTGACAGTGTTTTCGATGTACTTCATAGCACCGACTTGGATGCAAGAAGAAATTAGTGAATACATTTCAAACATCTGAAGGAGGAGAAAGTAATGGCTCGGTTTATCACTGCAATATTTACAGCAGCAGACGATCAGGAATTCGGCGAAGTTAAGTCGAAAGTCATTTTGCTGGCTCCGGACCTAGTGCTTGAGAGGTTCGATAATGAGGCGAATATATTCCGGTTAGATAAGCCGGTATCAGAATCGCAAGAGAAAGTCTATATTGACCGGTCAACTTGTGCGAGGTTTCAAGCGGACTTTCTGGCGGAAGATAATCGAAGAGTCTTGGAGATAGGCTTCAAGTGGATTTCGGAAGCATCTTTCATGGACGTATTGCGAGAGTTTGCAAAAAAGTAAAAAGCCCAGCGGCGGGCTGGCCGACTGAGCTCAAAACAAAAACATTTTGGAGGTTAATTATACTATGAAATTTAGAAAAGTGGTAGTAAAAGATATTTGGCAAGGAGAAGTTTGTGAGGAATATCCGGAAAAAGGCGTTTACTATGAGGAGCAGGGCATGGTAATCCGTTGCGACCAATGGGGTGCGGTTGAAGTTAATTACGCTAAGCCAGTCGAAGGTACAGACGTTGTACTTGTTGCGCAAGGTGCGGAAGACCTACATCTTGATAATGCGGATTTGTTTATCGAACTGCTAATGACCGGAGGTGCTACCGAATGAAAAAGATAACGGTACAATACCTGTTCGAAGGTGTAATCAATCAGCGTGATAACGAGTCGGGTGTGCTGTTCGGCGATAAAGTCCTAGTTACAGAGGAAGGTTTCGGTCTTTACCAGGCGGTAAAAACGGACAATCCTGACGTGGTTATCGTCGACCTGGACGTAAATGCCACGGATCATCTAGCGGAAAATCCAACGCTTCTGATCGATTTAATTGTATCTGACCCTGGCGGAGGTAGCTTCGTCCAAGCTTAATATAGACGGTCTACGGCAATAGGCCACATACTTACTCCCCGGCGGCGGGCGGCAAACTGGAGGCAACGTCGGGTAATATTCGGAAGGGGAGAACGGAAATGATAACAAATATTGCTGAGGAATGTTTTTATAGATTGCAAGAATTGCACGCTTACGTTAAGGATTCACACGAAACTTTAAATCGGTTCCAAAGCGTTTTAGATAAGCAGTTGGCTCAGGCGTATCATGATATCGAACGCTCTGGAGAGTTCGATATGGCAGAAGGGAACAAACACGCTAAGAAGTTAAAAGAAATTCTGACTAACCGCCGTCTTGTAAAGGATGAGCTTGCGAGGCTGCAACCAGTGTATAACTTCTTGCGCCATGAAGTAGAGAAAACATCCGAGCAGTATCAGCGGGCCGTGAGAAGGTCGTATGAACTACGCCAGGAATTGAATGTAACGGAAGACCTCGGAAGGGTATACGCAGCATTCGGAGTGGAATAATCGAGAGGCTCGATCGTACGGCAATACGGTCGGGTCTTTTTTGTCATGCGCAGCTTTAAATACTATCGGGTATTATTGGTTGAACCAATTTTCAAAATGGCGAGCGAATATCTTATGAGGAGTCTGAAAAAAGTTTGGCTGAATTATGTCCGAAAACGGTGACCATGACGGCATAGTAATTGTAAGGAGAAAAAGTGCGCGGATCTGCATTTTAAAGTGACATATTTGACGAGCGACAAAAAAGTTCCGGAAAAGGTGCGCGAATCCTGTGTCCTTTCGCGTCATACTTCCTAGGGAAACAAAAAACGAAGTTAATGTCCGAAAACGGTGCCTAGTGCGTCATACATTACGTAAGGGTGGGATGATATTTCGCTGAATATTACATTTATGTTACAAAAGGACAGAAATGCGCGATATTTTGCGCGAGTTCTACATGCTAATCCCTATTATAGGTAAAGGGGGTTAAAAAATCTGAGAAGGGAATGTCCGAAAGTGGATTTTCAAATGTATCATCTATTAGGTAAGGTGGGCGACTCTTCTTTCTAATCCGTATTATTTTTTTGAGGAGTTAAAGTCACCGTTTAAGACAAAAAACAAATTCGAGGAGGAAATTAAGATGGCAAAAAGATATTACGAAGTGGTTGAGGTAAAAACAGGTGAGGCAATGGATTTCTTAATCTTGGATAAAGAGCAGTGTCCTGAAAGAGTAGCGATCATAATGAACCTGGGGGATGAATTCGAACTACGACGCGTGACTAAAACGGATAATTTAGTCGAAAAGCTTGCGGATTGGTACAACTTTTACCGAAGCGAGTCAATATCGTTGGAGCGAATCGGTTCTGTCGGAGTCGATAGCGGAATGTTGATGATTACGGACCCTTGCTACGTTAAAGAGGCTACTGATGAGAAATGCGAAGAAATCTATGAAGCTACTAAGGAAGAAGGAGCTGCGCAAATCCTAAATAGTTATGCGCTTGGATTTAATACGGCTTATGGCGACGGCATCTATGATGTTTACGCTAAGAAAGACGAGAATGGCCGTATCATTAAAGTTGAAATCGTTATGGAGTAATTACAATTAAATAAAAATTAATGTCCCACAAACTGGCCCTCCCGTGGTATTAGTAAGTGAAGGACGAAAAAGGACATAAAATATCATGCGCTTGTCGGACTTTGATACCAACGAATAATCACAAAGGAGCTGTTACTTATGGATAGCGAAACACTACGCCTTATCCGGGCGTCAAGCAACCTATCTATCCGAGAATTTGCATCAAAAATAAACGTGAGCCATTCATTAATATCACGTATTGAAGGAGGTGATCGCCGGCTGACGGATAGAGTAAAACGAAAAGTTATCGAGACTTTTGGGCTGACGGAGGAAAAGCTTGTCGTAATTAAGCTACTAATCAACGAAATTAAAAATTAAGGGGGAGTTAAATTGAATCAAGTACAAAAGTTATTTAATTATAATGAAAACCCTATTCGCACGGTAGTTTTTAATGGTGAACCACATTTTATTGCCAAAGACGTTTGCGAAGTGTTGGGGCTGACCAACCCCACAATGGCCTTGCAAAAATTAGACGAAGACGAACGGGCTAAATTTAACTTAGGTCGTCAAGGTGAAACGAATATAGTTAACGAATACGGACTTTACAATTTAATTCTTACCAGCAGAAAACCGGAAGCTAAACAGTTCAAGCGCTGGGTTACGCATGAAGTTCTTCCAACAATTCGCAAACACGGCGCATATATGGACGAAAACGTGCTTGTAAATGCCATTAGTAACCCGGACTTTATGATTGGATTGCTTGAAAATTTAAAGGTAGAACGTAAAGCCCGTGAGCTACTTGAGCACAGAGTAGCTGAGGATAGACCCAAATTAACGTATTACGATACGATTCTTGCTTCTGAAAATGCAGTAAACATTTCACAAATCGCGGAAGATTATGGGATGAGTGGCGCGGCTTTAAATAAGATTTTAAATGAGGAAAGAGTTCAATACCGGCTTGGAGGACAGTGGTTATTGTACAGTAAATATAAAAACAAGGGGTACACCAAGTCGAAAACATTTTCTGTAGGTGACGGTAATGCTAAACAACATACTCAATGGACTCAAAAAGGAAGGTTATTCATTCATGAGCTTTTAACTGAGAGAGGTATTTTATCGTTGTATGACCGTCTTTGAAATAAAATAGCCTGATGCGCCAACATCAAGCTTATTATTTTGCGCCCAATATCGGGAGCGTCGATATATTTATCCAATTATATTATACTTCGTTCCCCGATAAAAGGCAAGCTAAACTAACAAAACGGGGGGATTTTAATGGAAACTGAAAAGAGGTTAAGGTTATTTGAAGAAGTTTTATTCGAATTAAAGAACCGGAGTACGGAGCATACTTTTGTCCCGAGGCATCCGAAACTTAAACGGACAATCCTTAGTCTTATTACGGCATTATCTCGTAAGGGAAGTTTTGAGGAGAGAGAATTATACAACTCCGCCGTGACCATAGCTTGGGAAGTCCTTGGTAGCTTTTCGCTGGCGGAAGATGTAGATTGGGACGAAGTCATCTCCGGAGAGGATAAGTTAAATCTCAACCGAATAGTAAAGGCGATAGTAAGGAAAATCGAGCACGAGTTGCCCGCCATTGCTAATCCGAACACACGGCGCCTGTATGATCCGGAAACTGGCGGTAAAGTATTCGTCACAGTTAATTTTGAATCGCTCGACCGTCCTTTATACGACGAGGCAGGTGACGTTGTTGGTTCGCTAGTTGAAGAAGTTTCGGAGTCTTTCTTTGCGCCTAGTTTCACCTACGCTAAAAATCCGTTTCTTGAGTGGTTTCGCAATAACCGCCACGAATTTCTAACCGCCAGGCAAAATGAATTTATTGACGGCCTTTCAACCGGCTTGCTGAAAAAAGACTCCGATTATATTGACGATAACGACTTCGAAAAGCTGGCCGGCATGAAAACGCATGACCTCGACCGAATCAAGAAGCGAATTAAAGAACGAACGTTGAAAGCCTGGGAGGAACAACGGAGAGAAATGCCGGAATTAACTAGACGAGGCTCTTACCTTGCGAGGCAAATAACGGAGTGGAAAGCGTTTCTTGAGCTGGCGGATTCCGACGAGCAATTAAGTAGTCAAAACGCGAGATTGTCCGAGTGGATTCGTTCCCGTGAATTTGCCGTGGATTTCGTGTATGATGCGCTCGATCATGACATATCGGCAACAAAAGGATTTGTGGCTTATTTAAAGGACGAAACTAAAGAAATAGCTCCAACGTCGTTATACGAAATTTATGTGTTAGTTGTTGCTGAAGTTGAGCGATTGGCTGGTGAATTGGCACGAATAAGCAGGGGAACACTGGAGAAGTCACCGGATCAGGAGTTGAGAGACGTTAACGCTAAGAGGCGCCGTGACTACAAGGAGTTCACTCAAGAACAGCCTTGCTACTGGTATGATGCGAACGGTGAATTAATGCGTGTGTTTAAATCAAATTTAAAAGAATACAAGATAATGGACCTTAACGCGTTCGGTCATTTAACAGATAAAAGAGATTTTTAGTCTCTAAGTAAATTTAGACATAGATATTCAATTTAAATTATAACTGACACTTATTCAATAGTCAATCTATAGAAATACCTAATTTATGGCGTAATTAGTAGTGAGGGGAGCGTTGCAACAGGTACTATCTCGACCCGAGTTTGGCGATGCTCTCCACTGATTATGCCAGTCGGGTTTTTTAATTTGAAAGGAGCGAGGCTAAACATGTCAGAGTGGACAAAAGATTCTCTGCGAAAACAATTATTTGAACTAATGTCCGATGGAAAGAAAGTAAATCCGCAAAGTGTTGGTAACATCGAGGGCTTTTACAGTGCAGCCAAGAAACTCTATGGCACGTACGAAGAGTTTTTACTCGAACACGGCCTTAATCCTGCGGTCTGTTTCCATCGAAATCGAAACTTAAATTCTATTAAAAGCGCTACGGGCCTTCTTTTTGAGGAGGTCCTTGGCGATATATTAGCTGAATTAAAGCTCAACGTGATCCAAGAAACAGTAAACGGCTGCCGACCGGACTTTATCGTCAGAACCCCCGTAAGTGAAAAGTGGATTGACGCAAAGTTAACGGAACTAACAGCGTTAAGGTCAAAGTCAATAAGTAAATACGTTGGCCACTGCGATAAGTTAATTCTCGTTTATCTGATCGGTGATGACAAGGACTACAACATTACCGATAAAGTGCGTGTTGTTTCCGTTAATAAATTCATAGATATGCTAACCAGCGACGAATCTAAAGAGGCTTACCGCAAACGGCTTAAGTTGATCGTGAAGATTGCGGACGCTGCCGACAAAGAGATAAAGGATTTTGGCGAGACAGTTGATTATGCGGAGGTAGTTTGAATGGAGAATAGATTTTTCTACTGTTATTCGCCGGTATTGTACCGGTTTTTACGGGAGTCGGGCGTTAAGTATATTTGTACCGGACTGAACGAGTCAACTATGCGTCAGTTCTGGCAGTTCGAACGAAACGATAAGCTGAACGATCTTTTAACGGAGTATGCCGGTAACAAGCCGGCTTAAGCTCCGCCTTTATGTTGAAGGGAGATAAGCGAAAATGAGCGAAAGGTTTAAGCAACTGGCGCAAGAAGCTGCGCAAAGAAAAGCGTACAGCCTTCGGGACGACAACGGCCTGTCTGGCTACGCAACTATTCCACACGACATGTATCGCCGCCTGGTTCCTCTCGCAAGGGAATACGAAAAAGGCAACGCGGACATCGTGCTGGTTTATACGTACTTACTGTCGAACGTGAACGGCCAGCGAGATAACGACCGTTATATGAGCGCATTTACTTCCGTCGAGCGTATCGCAGCTGATACCGGCATCGGACGCAACAGGATAGCGAAACTGTCCAACGTGCTTGAGGCGGTTGGTTTGCTGAAGACTGCGTATGATTATACGTCAAACAAGCGTGACAAGCTTTACTTTCCGATGTACTATTCCGCGTTGACTGACGAGCAGATACGGCACAATCTCGATGTGTTATACGGTAAAGATTCGTTAATCACCGTAGAGTGAATTAGGTCAATCACTGTAGAGTGACTTAGCTAAATCACCGTAGAGTGACGGTAATAAGAACAAACGTAATAAAAACAAACGTAATAAAAACAAACAAAACATTGCGCCACTAGAAAATCACTAGTGTCGCTGCCATCTTTTAATAAAAGATATTTGCGCAAAAAGAATATGCGATATAGATACTAATACCTTATTGCATGAAAGATTATTCGAAGAAGAAAAGAAGAAGATAAGCGTCCAGCCGGCGCCATTTTAATTTAAAGGGGAAATGATAAATGACTAGATTTGATATTGAAAAGCCGACTAAACCAGTAACCGACTTCACACGTAGACCAGCTAAGGTTGTGAAGGATACGCAGAGAAATAAATATATTATCGAACTTGATTACTTGCCGGAAGTTTTACTTGTATCGGATTTGCAAGGCTCTGGGGACGATATGACACTTTACACTGAAGTTTTATTTCAGGGAGAACGACCAAGGTACTACGAGATAGACGCAAACTATTCCTTTGAAAATAAGAAAGTGGATGACGTAGATATTAAATTGAAAGCCGCACCAAAAAAGAACTAAGAAGGAGGTAATACGATGGCACTCAAATCACTCGGCGCCGAACACTACAAGGCTATCGGGCTACTCGCGGTTCCAAAACGCGGAGGCAAGTCTTACGATGAGATTGCCGCAGAGTGTGGCGTACATGTTAATACGCTATACAATTGGCGCAAAGACCCGTTATTCGAACGTGAATATAAGCGAGAGATTGTCCGTGCATCTGCCGATAAGTTGCCGGAGATATTCGCTGCAATACCACAACACATCATCAAGGACGGAAATGCCGCCTTATTTAAAACGCTACTGCAGGCGAATGACATGCTGACAGACCGTGTAGAGGTTAACGCAGAGATTAAGTCGGACAAGGACATTGACGCTATCAAGGCGAAGCTTGCCCGTTATCGTGGCGTTTCCACAACCGAGCAGGAATGACGCTTATATAATAGAAAGAACTAGGGTGCGCTTGTCCTGGCGTATGTGAATCGGTGTGGATTTGCGCTATTTCATCGGCTGCGGCTGCCTGACGTGTGCCTGCCCGGGATTTTTTCAAAACAAAAAGCCGTCCGTCATAATATCGGATCAGCTTCGAGGTTGCCAAGGTATAAGTCTTCTCGGTCCAGGGCGCGCTTGACTTGCATTTGCGTGAAGTGCTTGCCGTCCTGAGTCGTATGGCCTTCGTCGTTAAGCCGGTCAGCAACGGATTGCAGCGACAGCCCTTCAGCGCGTAAAGCGAAGAGTCTACGGACTGTATCGACTTTATCAGCGTTGATGTGCAGGCGTTTGCTGCCTTTCTCTGCGGTATAACCTAACGGCGCCCTGCCGCCAGCGAAGCCGCCTTGCTTGCGTTTGTACTCTCTCGCAGTGGCTAATCGTTGGGCGATACGTTGCTTTTCGAATTCAGCGAACGCCCCCATCATCTGACGCATAAGAGCCATCTCCGGCGTACTACCGTTGAAGGGCTCACGCACCGACTCGAGCTCTACGCCCTTGACTGCCAGCTCCTTCTCGATGAACAGTTGGCCGTATAGATCACGGCTTATGCGATCGTATTTAGGAACGATTACCTTTGCGAAATCCTTTGCGGCCGATAGCATTCGGTTAAGCTCCGGACGGTCGAGCGTGGAGCCAGAGATACCTTCATCGACATACACGTCAAGCAGGTCATATCCCTTTGCGCGGCAGTAGCTCTCAAGCTCCTCGCGTTGTACAGGTAGCCCGAACTTATCTTCGCTAGCTTGTTCAGAGGTTGAAACGCGAATATAACCGACAACTTTAACCATACTTAATCAACAACCTTTCGTTATGAAAAACGTTTGTTAAAAGAAACGTTATTTATTAAGTTAATTGTATTTCATTTCCATAACGATTGCAATAATAAAGAGTTATTTTTTCAGACCCCCAGCCAAGGGGTCAGGCCCAATATTTTTGAGAATTAAGTGTCGAACAAATCCGAGCGTCAGAAAAACGCTTTGACTTTACTTAACTAAAGCGGACTCTTACCGAATGCCTAACAGTAGGAATGAAGGTGAAAACGCCTCTCTCGTCGAACTATTGGACGAAAGGAGGTGCGACAGTGATTGATAAGTCAAAAGTATTAACAGCGCGACTGGTCATCTTCAATTGCATTATGGAAGGTGAGCACGCCGACCCAGAGAAATGCGACGTTACGCCTGAGGAGTTTATAGAAATAGTCCAAGGTATGGACGAAGATCGCTTAATCAGGAATGTAGCGTATAGCAAAGACGGTAGAGGGAAAGCGTTGATCGCATTCCTTAACACGGCAGAAATCACGCCAAAAGGTGAAGCTTACATCGACGAACTAATACGAAAACATAGCTAACGGAAAAGGCAATCGATTAATTTCGGTTGTCTTTTTTTAATTCCACGGAAAGGAGGCGGTCACTATCGCATGGGTTAACGACAGATGGCTGACACGGCAGCAAAGGGCAGAACTGATCGAAGTGCAATCCGAACTTGTTTCCGAAATGCTCGCCAGGGACGCGTCCGGCACATTAACGGAAGCTGAGTACGTGGAGCTGGACGAATTGTTAGACGACCTGGGACGTCTTAAGCGCATCCATCGAGCGGAAGATGACCTCCTTTACTTTGCGTTAGAGTACTTTTCGGAGCGTTTCAACCCGGACAACTCCGGTAATTGGGACGGCTTTGAACTTGAGTCGGCCGAAGACGGGCCGCAATTCCACAAAGAGATTTGCGAAAGTATTGACGAGGTATCAAACGTTACTAAGAATGCAAAAATTGTTCGAGCAGCGCCTCGTTCGCATGGTAAGTCGTCGTATTTATCCAAGGCGGCACCGTTGCGCGAAGTCTGTTATCGAAAACGTAAATATATAATCCTTATCTCTGAAACGCCGTCAGTTTCCGAGCCTAACTTGGAATGGCTGGCGACACAGCTAAAGAGTAACGAAAAGTTGCGCCGTGATTTTGGTCCTTTGCTATCGCCGAAACAGCAAATGAACCCGAAAGATAATACGACTTCCTTTATCGCATGGGAGCCGGAAGCAAATGGCGGACAAAAATTGCTGACGATGGTTCAAGCAGCCTCTACCGGCCAGGCATTGCGCGGTCGTAACTGGAACGGCGTGCGTCCGGATTTGGTAATCGGGGACGACCTCGAAGACATCAAGACCAACGCGGCCACAAAAGAGCAGCGTGACAAACTGAAGGACTGGTTTTCTCAGACGGTAATGCCACTCGGCGATGCAAAAGGTGAGAAGACAGCCTTTATCGTAATGGGAACGGTCGTTCATGAGGCAAGCTTGCTTAATGAACTACTAAATAAGCGCGCAGACTTCAAGTCGGAGAAATATAAGGCGCTAATAGAAGATCCGGATCGCATGGATCTATGGGACGAGTGCAAGTCGATTTACTTGAGCGACCAAATCCCGATTAATGAACGTGAGATAAAGGCGCGAGAGTTCTACGAGGCCAACAAAGCGGATATGGACGCCGGTGCCGTAGTTTTATGGCCGGAAGTTCAGCCGTTATGGAAGTTATTGACGTGGAAATGGGCGAACGGATCAAAAGCCTTTAACACGGAGTATCAGAACGAGCCCCGTGACGAAGAGAGCGCCATTTTCCATCCGGAATCATTCCGTTATTATGACGAGTCGGACCTCTTCGACGAAAACGGCCGTCCGTTGCCGTTAGATTATTACGCTTTTTGGGACGTCGCTGCCGGCAAGTCTTCCCGAGCTGACTATAACGCAATCATAACGGTCGCCAGAAATCGCAGAACCGGCATTATTTATATAATCGATGCTTGGGCGAAAAAGTGTCCGGCACATATTGCGCTAGATATGGCGGTAACGAAGATAAAAGAGTTCGGCCACAGCGTCTTTGCGGTCGAAACAATTGGCGTCGGCCATGACATGTATCGTCAGTTGCGCGAAAGGCTTGCGAAAGAGCGCGTATATGGTACGAAGCTGAAGCCGATTGCTCACCACGGAGCTAAAAAAGAAAAACGTATAGAAGCCTTGGAGCCGTTATGTGAAAGCGGCTTTTTGCGTTTCATGAAGCATCATAGCTTACTGCTTGAACAACTCGAACAGTTTCCGAGCGGTCAGCACGATGACTTAGCCGATGCTTGTGCTGGTGTTGTCGATTTAATTGGCGCAGGCCGAACGCGTCGCAGTTATAGAACGAAGCCAGAAGGTTTGTAAATAGGAGGTGCGCATTTGAGTCTATTTAATAAAGGTGAATACTTTCCGCCGGAATCTCATTTAGAGCGAATCGAGCGGTATCGTAAAAATAAACAAATTATTAAAGGTAATCACGATTTAATTTTCAATAACTTTCCGGATCATCGGCAGCAGTTAGTATATATCGCTTCCAACTTGCCGGGAACCTTAGCGAAAAAATCAGCCGACTTCTTATTCGGCGAGACACCGGTCTTTAGTGCAGGTAAGGATGACTCTTCCGAAGAACAAAAGGCCATTGAGCGCCTAGTAGAAGAAAACGATTTGCATATCACAAACTACGAATCTGCATACGGCAATGCCTACCGTGGGGATTCGTTTTATAAAATTCGCTGGGGTCAGCGTTACGGCGGACTTTTACCGGAATCAGCCGATCCTTTCCGAGTTTTTATTGAAGCGCAAAAAGCTGAGTACGTAATTCCAGAAACATTGTCCGGCGATAGCTCATCAATTTACGCTTATCACATTGCGCGGCCAGTCGTTATTGAAGGGACAGGAGACGAAGAGTGGGTGCTGAACGTTGAATCTCATTATCCAGGCCGTATTGAATACTCGAAGTATAAAATCAGACCGTTTCGCCACTCAAGCTACGAGAATGCTGTCATCGAATGGAAAATCGAAGATGAAATCGTTAGTGAGAGACGAACAGTTGATACTGGAGTATCATTTCACCTTATCGTACACGTTCCAAACACATCTACGGATGATTCGTGGGAAGGCATAGACGATATTAGCGAGAACGAATCCATTTTCGCAGAAATCGATAACCGTCTGAGTAAAATTGCGGAGATTCTTGATAAACATTCCGATCCTGCGATGGCCGTACCTCATGGAACGCTAGGAGAAGACGAAAAAGGGAATCCAATATTCCACGCAGGCCGTGATAAAATCTTCGAGGTTATGGATAAGTCAGAACTAATCCCTCAATACATTACCTGGAACGGTCAACTTGATGCTGCGTTTAAAGAGTTGGAGTTATTGCTGGATCATCTGCTTATTGTTTCGGAATTACCTCCGGTCGCTTTAGGTAAAGGAGACAGCGGAACTTCCGGAGCATCTGGCTACGCAATTAAATGGCGCATGAACTCACTTCTTGCAAAGATTAACCGGAAACGTCAGTACTACAATAAAGGCCTTAAGCATGTTCTGCTAGTTGCGCAAATGTTGGAACACGCAAAATCTGATAAAAAACCAAGTTATAAAATTACGGTTCCTAAAATCAGATTTAAAGACGGTCTTCCAGACGATGAAATGGAACAAGCGAATATCGCTCAAATCCGTACTGGCGGCAAGGCTACGCAATCACAACTTAGCGCAATCATGGATATTCACGGATTTACTGAAGAGCAAGCGCGTATCGAACTTAAACGTATCCAAGAGGAAGAAAAGGCGGAAAGTTTCGTTGAATCTTCCGTTTTTAATGAGGATGGGGGCGGTGAATAATGCCGCAAATACCGACGCCGGAATACGATTACGACGTTAAACGCTTAGTCAAGGCTTACCAAGACGCCATCGACCGTATCTTGCAGCAACTTTATCGAATGGACTTGTCGGAGTTCTCGCGTGCCAATCAATTAGCCGTCTTGAAGTCGATCGGCGAGATTATTACCGAACTAAACGAGGAAGCCGGCCTGTTTGCGAAAGAAAGTCTTGAAAAGGCGGCAAAAGACGGAGTGGTTAGCGCCATTGTCTCGCTTGGTGTAGTCGAAACAGTAGCGGAAGCAGAGGCAATCGTCACGTTCAACCGTGTAAATAAGACACTTGTGCAAGCGGCCATTGCGGATACACAGGCGGATTTGTTGGCGGTAACACAAAACGTCGATAAAAAAGTCCGTTCAACCGTTCGTAAGGTTAGTGCGGAAGTAATGCGCAACAATCTAACGCAAGGAATTAACGCCACGGCCACTTTGCGCCGGGATATCGTTAAAGAATTGCGGACTCAACTCGGTGAAAGCGTGAATACCGGCATTATCGATGCTGCCGGACGCCGATGGAAGCCGACTACGTACGTTGACATGCTCGTTCGTACAAAAATGATGGAGGCTCATAAAGAAGCTACCATTAACGAGGCTTTGGGCCGAGACGTACATTACGGTGTTATTAGCCGTCACGGTGCTAAGGACGCGTGCAGAAATTGGGAAGGTAAAGTCGTCAAACTTACGAGGGATGCCGAAGGAGACTATCCTTATGTCGGCGATCTACCACGAAAAGAAATCTTCCATCCATTCTGCAAGCATTTAATTAGTCCTATTCGCAGGCCTGACCGCATTTGACCTGGCGAATGTCATAAAAAGTCGCAAAAATTTCGAGGCGTTGCTCGCTAAAAACGAAAAAAAGGAGAAATGGACAATGAAAAAACTATTACCTTTGAATTTACAGTTATTCGCTGAAGACAATAACCCGTCTGACGAGACGAAAAAACCGGACGAGAACAAAGAGCACATGATTCCTAAATCAAGATTTGACGAAGTGAATCAGCGTTATAAGGATATTCAAGCTAAGATGGATCAGTTCCTTGCAGAGAAAGCAGACGCAGAAAAAAAATCGCAAGAAGAACAAGGAAAGTTCCAGGAGTTATATGAATCAACTTCAAAAGAATTCAGCGAAGTAAAATCGCAATTCGAAAGCGTGCAGAATCGCGCAAAAGAATTGGAGGGCGTAGTTAATTCATTACTTGAAAGCAAGTTAAAAGGAATTCCGGAAGAGTTTCATGACTTGATTCCCGGAAATCTTACGCCAGAAGGTAAACTCGATTGGATCAATAAAGCCGAAGAAAAAGGACTGTTCGGTAAGCAACCGCAACAACCTGTCGGCGAGATGACTAATGGCGGCGAGTATAACGGTATTACTAAAGATCAGTTCGCAAAGATGACTTATCCGGAAAGAAATAAGCTTTTCTCTTCAAATCCAGACTTATACAAGAAATTAAGTAGGTAGCAAATAGCTATCTGCTTTTTTATTTTCAAAAAAAAAATAATAACAAATTTTAAGGAGTGTTTTATCAATGGCACAAACAAAATTAGCAAACCTAGTAAACCCTCAAGTTATGGCAGATATGATTTCTGCATCCCTACCAAACAAGATTAAATTCGCACCACTAGCTCGTCTTGATGATACTTTAGTTGGTCAAGCTGGCGACACTGTAACAATCCCTAAATTCAGCTACATCGGAGATGCTGACGATTTAACAGAAGGCGTAGCAATGGGAACTGTTGTACTTTCTGCAACTACTCAGTCTGCGACAATCAAGCAAGCTGGTAAAGCAGTCGAAATCACAGATAAAGCTGCACTTGCAGGTTACGGTGATCCGGTTGGTGAAGCCGAAAGACAACTAGAAGATTCTATTGCTGCTAAAGTTGACAAGGATCTAGTTACTGCCCTTAACGGCGCTACGCTACTTCATGACAACGCATTAGCGGTTATTTCTTATGATGCTATCGTTGATGCAGTTGATAAATTCGAAGAGGAAGATGATGAGCAAAAAATCCTTTTCATCCACCCACTTCAAAAAGGCACTTTACGTAAGGACCCTAAATTCATTGAGAACGTTCCTAACGCTTTCATGACTGGAGTTATCGGTGAAATCGCAGGCTGCCAAGTTGTTGCTTCTAAGAAAGTTCCTAACAACGCAGGAGTTTACACTAACTTCATCGTTAAGCCTGGCGCACTAGCAATCTACCTTAAGAAAGATGTTGAGGTTGAAAGCCAGCGTGACATCCTTGCAAAAACTACTGTTATCTCTGCTGACGAGCATTATGTTGCTGTTCTAGAAAACGATGCTAAAGCAGTTAGAGTTACTAACAAAGCCTAATAAGTAGAGGAGTGTTTTTATGCTACTGAGACGGCATAGAGAAAGACCTGCGGTAAACCAGTCGCAGGAACCAAAGCAAAAACCGAAACAAAAGGCGGAGGAAAAGCCACGGAAAGCTAAAGCCTCCGGTAAATAATTACGGAGGTGTTTTCGATGGCATTATCTATAACTGATGCTGACGTTTATATTTCGGCCAATGTATTAGATATCGACGACTGGATGGACGCAGATGAATCGCGCAAACAGCGGTTATTAAATGTTGCAAACAGGACGTTGGTTAACCGGTATAGCAATTACGTTATACCGGACAACGCCGTATATGAATTTGCGGCTAGACTGTCCGTCTTATTCAACGATACGAACAAAATGCAGCAATATGGCGTTAAGCAGTTTTCGATGAAGGGTATTTCGATGGCGTTTGACGGAAAGGTTTCGGACGATTACAGCGTGTTTATTCCGGCGAATGTTTTAACAATGATCGGCGAAGCCAATGGCGTTGTATTGTCCGCCCGTCGTATCGGAAGGTCGGTGCGTTAATGGCGCTGATACCTTTAAAGCAAATCGTTACAGTTATTCGTCAAGGTGAAGTTGACCGGTGGGGTAATCCCGTGACGCCAGTGCAACGAATCCCGTTAAAGTGTCGCGTCGATGATACTAGCCAAAAGGTGCAAAATTCGATTGGCGACGAGGTTGTTGCCGGTATGGAAATTACGCTTGATAAGCTGGCCGATATACGCTATTCCGATCAATTGGAATATATCAACGAATTGAATATAACCGTCAAAAGTACACCAATCAAAATCGAAATTGTCCGTGCGCTAAACGGTAAGCCAATCCTAACGGTGGTGTATGCGTAATGGCTAGAAATGTATCTATGAACATTACGGACTTCCAGCGGCTTTTATTACGCTCGCCTGAGATTGCTTCAAGAGGGACTCGGAGGGCTTTGAACGACATTAAAGACGATTGGGTATTAAAATCCCGGGATGTAGCGCCGTTAGATTCAAGCAATTTACGCCGACAAATTAGCGGAGAGATTGCGTCACAGGGACGGGATGAACACGAAATCATCATTACCGCAAATGCGAGTACTGATAACTTTAACTACGGTTATTATATCCATGAACAAGATGCCGGCGGTAAAAGATTACGTCTTCCTGGTGTTGAGAAGAAATTTTTAGACAAACCGGCCGAGATGAGAGAAAGTGATTGGCTGAAGTGGATCGAGGAAGAAGTTGAAGAAGAGCTGTCGAGAGGGGGATGGTAGACGTGGGGAACTTACAGTTAGAAATTCAGAGTATTGCAGACTTTGTTGAGCCAGAAATACCGAATATAGAGTTTCATTTACAACACATGCCTGAGACATATGAAACTAACGAAATATCTATTGAACTAGTGCAAAGTAAGCCAGCCACCGAAACAGCCTACCACTATCGTATTAACCGCACCTTCCAACTTGTTTACTTCGGTACCAGCAAATTAGATTGCATGTCTAAAATGCAAATCATTGAGCGAAAGCTTTGCGACAAGCAATTAATACCTCTAGGCCAAACAGGGCGTTATCTTCGGATAGCGTCTTTTTCATTGTCACAAGCGTTTAGAACCGAAACAACCGGCGTTTGCGCCATTATCGGAATGCTCGAAGCAGAAATCCGTGAGGCAAGGACGCAAGTTATACACGAAAAAATTAACGTTGTCGATACTTCGACGACTGTAAATTAGCGAAAAGGAGACGATTATATGGCGTTTCAACAATGGAACCCGACTTCTTTGCCGATAAGGCCGGGTTTATATACAAATTTTGAAGAGACAGCAAATTCTCAAATTAGCGGAGGCGCTCGTGGAATCGTAGCCATCCCGTTAGAGACTTACAGCGGCACTGCGGTTGCTAAAAAGTTCTATACCGTCGAAAAAGAGGCCGATGCAGTCGAGCTATTTGGCGCAGCGAACATTCAATCGATTAAATTCGCCCTTATGGGTGGTGCTAAAGAAGTCCTTGTCTATACGATGCCATCTAGCGCATTATCTGCCGATTATATTGAAATGCGGGAAGCATTCGAAGCACGTCCGTTTAATGTATTCGTATTTGACGGTGAAGTAGATGCGGCAGAGCAAGACGCCACAGTAGCGTGGTTGGACACTAACCGTACGGAAAAGAAGCATTTTATGTTTGTTGCAGGCGGAAGTGCTGCCGATGACCAAGACGCGTCCGTTGGTAATGCGCGCTCAGCTAGATTTAACGATGAAGCTGTCGTTAACCTTATCACAGGCGTAACGATTAACGGCGTGGACTACTCAAGCGGCCAATATGCGGCTTTTATCGCAGGATTAATCGCCGGTACCTCAATTAATCGCTCAATCACTTACACTGAAGTGTCTGTGGCGGACGTAACTAAGCGTCTTCGTAATAGCGAAATTACTGCTGCACTTCAAGCTGGCTCACTTGTGCTAGTAAACGACGGTGAAAAGGTTAAGGTCGAGCAAGGGCTTACTACTGCAAAGAAAAAAATTCGTGCAATCCGTGCTAGACAAGCGATCGCTACTGATATCGAAAAGACTGCCCGTGATTCTTACATCGGGAAGTTAGATAACAACATCGACGGCCAAGTCGCATTGATAACAGCGATTAAAAAGTACCTTGAGACGTTAGAAGACAACAACGTTTTGACAGGACCTGCTGTAGTGCTCGATCCTCAACGCGAATCTGTTGGTGACCAGGTGTTTCTATCAATATCATTCACAGAAATCGACTCTATGGAGCGTATTTTCCTAACTATTAACGTTTAATCGAAAAGGGGCGATATAAATGGCTTTAGATGCTTCACGTACTATTAACGGCTCGTATGGCGAAATATGGCACGAAGGCGAATGGGTAACTAACACTCAATCTGCCGAAGCTTTAGTTGAAATTAATAAAGAAGAAATCAATCGCAGCGGAACTCGCTGGGTTGGACATAAAGTAACAAGCCTAACGGGCACTGGTAACATTACGGGCTATAAAGTAACTTCCAAATTCACTAAACTAATCGGCTCTGTTGCAGACGATAGAAAAGCTCCGTATGTTACAGAACTTATTTTCAAACTTGACGATCCCGAGGCTTTTGGTGCTGAGCGCGTCCGTCTAAAGGGTGTTCAGTTCGACCAAATTCCACTAAGCAGCTTTGAAGTAAACTCAATCGTTGAAGAAGAACTTCCTTTCACATTTAGCGGCTACGAACTATTAGACGAAATTGTTGCAGGGTAATATCCTGGCGGCCTTAACCGGTCGCCTTTTTAAATTCGAACATAACCGAGAGGATGATATAAATGGCTAACACGTCACAAGATGTGCTTTCAGCTTTTCTAACCGCCGAAATCAAAGTGGAGAAACCTGTATCAATTCCACGTTTAGGCGTTGAGTTAATAGTTAAGGCGTTGGATGGAAAGACAATCGGCAAGATTAACGAACAGTCTACGCATTATGTCGTACGTGGCTCTAAACGCGAGCCTCAGCTTGATGAGCAGAAATTTGGCGGCCTCTTAATCGCATCTGCATGCACGAATATTAGCTTTGGCGATCCTCAAATGCTTGAGCGTTACAGCGCATCTGATGCAGGAGATTGTGTCCAAAAAGCGTTACTTGCCGGTGAGATGGCGAAATTAACAAAAGAAATAATGAAGATTAGCGGTTTTGAGGACTTCAACGATCAGATAGAAGAAGCAAAAAACTAATAAAAGGTGGCGGTGAGGCGGCGATACTGCACGCCATATTTCAACGTCACCACATTCCTCCAGATGAATTATTCCAAAAGGAACAACGACATCGGGCCTTTATTTACGCGTCTATGGAAGTTCAGATTGACGAAGAAGAAAAGGCACGTAAAAAGCAAGAAAGGAGGTAGTTGCGATTGGCTTACAATTTAGCAGCCACATTAAGTGTTAACATCACTCAATTTTCGCAAGGCATGCAGAATGCGGCAGGACATTTAAATCAACTATCCCAAAGCGTTAATAATGTCGACAGTAATACGTCAGGATTGTCGGGAACATTAAAAACGCTTGGCGGCGCGATAGCGGGATACTTCGCAGTGGATAAAATAAAAAGCTTTACGACCGGAATGGTTGAAGCTGCGGCGGAAGCTCAAGCAATGGCTGCGCAGTTTGACCAAGTTTTCGGTGCGGATGCCGGAGAAGCTCGTGGCGTCATTGAGAATTTAGGTAAAGATTTCGGAATGGTATCGAATCGAATCAAACCTGCCATGACGCAAATGACGAGTATGTTTAAAGGCCTCGGCTTAGAAACCGGCGAGGCGATGGACCAGGCGATGAGTGCCGTAACATTAGTAGCTGACGCGGCGGCTTTCTACGATAAGTCTTTCGAGGATGCAAACGCCTCCCTTAACTCGTTTATTAAAGGGAACTACGAGGGCGGTGAGTCCATCGGTTTATTCGCTAACGAAACTCAACTTGCGGCGTGGGCGAGTAAGAACTTATCGGTAGATTGGAAAAAGCTAAACGAAGCCGGTAAGCAGACAGCACGTTTGCAATTCGCTCAATCAATGCAGGAAGCGGCAGGAGCTACAGGTCAGGCGGCGCGTGAGTCCAACTCATATTCTAACCAACTAGGAAACTTAAAGCAGACCTGGACGGATACGATGGCATTACTTGGTGAGCCGTTATTGGAGCCTGCAATCAACGGATTAAAGTCGCTAGCTGAACGACTTCGAGAAGTAGATACCGGTAGAATTATTAGCGGATTCCAGACGTTCGGCAGTTATATGAGTGAAACCTTTATGCCAGTCCTTAACGATTTTAAATCGATTGGCCAGTCTATGTGGACCGGATTTACGAATATTGGCGGCTTAGACGCAATGAAACTCGTACTTGAAGGCATTAAAACCGGATTATCATGGATAAAAGACAATTCAGTCGTCATAACAGCTGGAGTTTTAGGTCTTGTAGGTGCACTCGCCACCTTCAAAACTCTTACGACTATCAGCGCAGCAATTGGCGTCTTTAATACGTTGTTGGCAGCGTTTAGGACCGGTACGTTAATGGCAACGTTAGCGCAGTACGGACTAAATACGGCTATGTTGGCGAATCCTATCGCATGGGTGGCGGTTGCAATCGGTGCTCTTATTGCGATTGGAGTTCTTCTTTGGAAAAACTGGGACACAGTTAAAGAAAAGGCACAAGCGCTGTGGGAAGTAACGAAATTTGTATTCGGAAAGATTTACGAATGGGGCTCTCAGAAAATCCAGCCTGTCGTCGACTTCTTCAAGCGCTTAGCTGACAAGTTTAACGATTTCAAGTCTGCGATTACCAATTTTAAGATGCCTGAATGGGTTTCTTCTATTGGCGGAAAGATTAGCGGTGCGGTTGGTAAAGTTAGAGGATTTTTAGACGGATCTCACTCTGGCGGTTTGTCATATGTACCAAAGAATAATTACGTTGCGAATCTCCATAGGGGCGAGGCAGTCTTAACAAAATCAGAAGCTGATCAATGGCGGAACGGCCGCGGAGGCAACACGGTCCAGTTTGGCGACATTCATATAAACGGCGGAAGCACAACTGCCGAAACAGTTGACGAGTTAATGCGTGAGATTGCTAGACGAGTAGACGCTACGGGAGGGTTGATGTAACGATGGGCGCAATCCAATTTTGGCTAAGTCAAGGAAATACGCGGTTCCAATTACCGGTTAATCCGGAGTCGTTGCGTATAAACTCCCCGTTCGGATACGAAGATGTCAGCGTCACAGGCCTCGGTGAATATTCGGTGCCTCATGAGCGAGGTCTTAAGGAATTCTCGCTAGGCTCCTTCTTTCCTGCGGAATACAATCCCGTATACTGCGAAACTACTCAACTACTTCGGCCGTCTGATTACGTCAATCACCTGGAGAAATGGCGTGATTCCCGGAAGCCTTTCCGATTAACCGTTACTGGCACGAACATTAACATATTGGTGACGTTGCGTGCGTTTTCTTATGACGTTGAGAGGGCTGGACATATTGGAGATGTATTTTTCGAAATGTCGCTTAAGGAACATCGAGAAATAAAAGTCCGAACTACTAAGCTAGTTAAAAATAAAGCCCCGGTGAAGAGATCTCCAAGTCGACCTGCAGCTTCAAAGCCACCAGCACCGAAAACTTATACCGTAAGAAGCGGAGATTCACTATGGAAGATTTCTGCGAAGTATTACGGGAGTGGTGTGAAATGGCGTACGATTTATAACGCAAACAAAAAGGTCATCGGTAAGAATCCGCATCTAATTTATCAAGGGCAAAAGTTGGTGATTCCGTAATGGCAATCAGCGTTCAGTATATTGCTAATGGAAAGACGACTCATTTGGAAGAAATCGTAACATCTGTCATTTGGTCCGGTTCGGTTATGGACGGCATTAGAAAGCTTGAAGTTTCGCTTGCCAATACGGTGGATGGCCGTAAGCGAGCCGTTTCAATACGCGAAGGTGGAGAAATCCGGTTCTATAAGGATAATAAAGAATTGTTCCGAGGAATCGTCTTCCTTTACGACATTAGAGCAAACGGAGAGCAATCAATAACTGCTTACGATGAATTCGTCTACCTGACGAAGAACCAGGAATCACGCAAATTTACCGGCATGACAGCTTCACAAATAATGAAGAGGCTCTGTAGTGACTTCGACATCCCTGTCGGCACTATCGCTAATACGGGCTACGTCATTCCGAAGTTAATAATGGAAGATAGATCGCTGAAAGAGATTATTGTAACCGCATTGACCCTAACGAAGAAACAAACGGGCAAGCGGTTTTTTGTTTACTCACAAAACGGTCGAATGTACCTCTCAGAGCGGAAAACAATGGCTCGTAAGTGGATCATTGAGAATGGTGTAAACCTTATAGACGCCTCGTATTCTGTCTCTATGGAGGATTTGCGTACTCAGGTAAAAGTTATTGGCGGCGACGAGAAGAATCCAATCATCTCAACGTTGAAAAATAACACGCTTACGAAACTATACGGCACGATGCAACATATCGAAGAATCCTCAGAGGCAAAGACGAAATCACAGGTCGAGCAGTTAGCGAAACAGTTGCTAAAGGACCTCGGAAACCTTTCGGACGAAGCGTCGATCGAGGCTATCGGAATTGATGACGTTGTTGCCGGTTCAGCGGTTTATGTAATCGAAGCTATGACCGGTCTAAAAGGCGGTTATTACGTTTCTACTGACAGCCACAGGTTCGAAGGTGGAAATCACACCATGTCATTAACGCTAACGGCCACGGATGAACTTCCAGAATTAGAATATCAACCACCTGCGTAAAGGAGCGATTTAAATGTTCGAAAGGACAGACGGTGACGGTGCGGGACAGCTTGCGTTTGTTATACGTAAGTACGGTTACAACAAAGACATCGATTTGCAATTTGCGACCGTTACTGCGCCATTACCAGGTATAAAAATTAAGTTAGATAAAAGCGGTCTTGAGCTCGATAGTTCTGACGTTATAGTGTCGCATACCTTAACGGAACACACTCGTAAGTTAGTTATCGACGGCGTTGAAAAGACAGTTACAGTTCGGACAGCACTTAAGGCGAACGACCGAGTTGCTGTCCTCTCAATGGACCAAGTTTATTTCATATCAGACAAGGTGGTGGAGTAATTGGCATTAAGTCCACTGCAACAAAATGAAGAGCTAGAATTACCTATTGATGAATCATTAATACCAGCAGCACCTTCCAAAACATACGCGCTTGGTACCGAAACAATCGGCGGATTTATCGACGACGAAGCGGCACTGCGTCAGTTTATTGCGAAGGCGGTCCGGACGGCTCGTTATCGATTTTTAATATATACAGACGATTACGGGTGCGAGCTTGACTCTTTAATCGGAGACGACCTTTCGCCTGAGTTGCTGCAGTCGGAAATTCCGCGCATCCTTCGCGAGGCTCTAATATATGATGACCGCATCCAGGACGTGGTTAATTTCGAAATCACTCGCGAGAGCGACAAGCTTTACGTAAATTTTAGCGTGATTACAACGGACGGAACGAACATAACCGAGGAGGTGACGTTTTAATGGCGCAATATGAAAATGAAACAAATGACGTAATTTTGCAGCGGATGCTAGAGCGGATTGCCGACGATGTTGACACACGGGAAGGCTCAGTCGTTTGGGATATGTTATCGCCTGCATCGCTAGAACTGGCGCAAGCTTATCTCGAATTAGACAATGCGCTTACCTTCGGATTTGCAACGGAAGAGACACCGTCTAATTTCCTCGATCTGCGAACGGCCGAACTCGGCGTAACACGTAAGCCGGCTGTCAAAGCGGTCGGTCAAGTCACATTCACCGGCACGGACGGCATTATTGTTGCTGCAGGTACGCGCGTCAGTACAGACGAAGCTGAGCCGGTGTATTTCGTTACTACTGCGGATGGCACAATTAACGGCGGAACAGTGACGGTTGCAGCTGAAGCAGAGGTCGCAGGCTCAGCCGGAAACGTAGCCCAAGGTCGAATCGCCATTGCGCTGGGAGATGTGTCTGGCGTAACGGCAGTAAGTAATGCGGAATCATTTGACGGGGGTACAGACTCGGAGTCGGATGAATCTTTACTTGCGCGTTATTACGATAAAGTACGTAAGCCCGCAACGTCAGGTAACGCACATCACTACGAGCAATGGGCGAAAGAAGTTGCCGGAGTGGGCGATGCGAAAGTTTATCCGTTAGCAAACGGGCCAGGAACGGTCAAGGTCGTATTGCTTGACGTAGAAAAGACGGCGCCACCGACCAACATCGTAACTGACGCGGCAACTTATATCGAGAGTGTACGGCCAATCGGAGCAACAGTAGAAGTAGTAGGCGCAACTGAAACTGTGGTAAACGTGTCAGCAACCTTGACGCTTTCTGAGGGGGCGACCGTTGAAGAAGCGCGGAATGAGTTTGAATCGATATTGCAAGATTACCTAAAGACGCTTGCCTTCATTGACCCGATCGTACGTTACTCGAAGATTGCGAGTTTGTTGCTCGACGTAACAGTTGTGCTCGACTACGCAAATCTAACGGTCAATGCCGGTACAGCTAACGTAACTATTGCAGACGGCGCGGTGGCTGTTGTCGGGACGGTGAGTTTCGCATGAAGTTTCTCGGAACAGAATTAACGCGGAACATCGAACGCGATATGTTCGATTACATGCCGAAAGAATATGAGGATTACCGGGAGTCACGCGCCATTATACAATCGGAAGCTGCGGAATTTGAGTCGCTTAACGCGCAGATTACAGATGTTCTAGCGCAATTCTTTATCGACACGGCGACCTGGGGGCTTGCGAATTGGGAGCAGCTGGTTGACGTACCTACCGATCCGACCAAACCGTTAAATCAGCGAAGAAGCGTAATAAAGTCGAAACTGCGCGGTATCGGAACGGTATCAGTTTCGCTCATCAAGAACGTGGCGGAATCATATGCAAACGGAGAAGTTGATGTCGTGGAAGAGTCGGCGAACTTTACCATCCGTATTAAATTTGTCAGTACGCTTGGCGTTCCGGAGAATCTTGCGGATATCCAAAAGGCTATTACCGATATTATTCCGGCGCACCTTGCGATTAATTTTGAATTTACGTACGTGCTTTATAGCCAACTGGAAGCCAAATACGCGGACTATAATGCGGTAGTGGCGAGCGGTTTGACTTACGAGCAAATACTAACTGACGGAGGTGCTTAATGAGTACACCAAATTTAAATCTACCAAAGATAAGCGGAAATATGAGTGCAGACGTTGTGCGTGATATGAATGCGTTGGCCGATGCTGTTGATTCAAACGCGGCTAATGCGGCTGACGTTGAATCACAATTGGCGGAGAAGGTGCCATATGTAGGGATGGATAAAGCCTTAGATATGAACGGAAATGAATTGCTGAATATTTACCGGGCGAATTTCCTTTCTGGCACAATGAAGCTGTTCGGAAATTCTTCTACGGATAAACTCCAGATTTCTATATACGATGCCATAGGCAATTATCTGGATTATGTCATGACTATGAGTAAGACAGGAATCATGACCTTGCCGAGGAATCCTATTGTAAGGACCATCCGTAGTAGCACTTTATCTGTATCGAGTGGCGTTGACACCCGTATAACCTTTGACAACCCTACCGAAGACAGACAAGGAGAAATGACTAATCAGAGATTTACACCGAAGGAGAACGGAATTTATTTACTGAGGTTGACCCTAAATTGGTCAGGCAGTGTAAACGGTCATATTTATGTCAAGCCGATCAGCGTTAATACGGGAAGTGTCATCAATCTCATATATGCAGGACACACAGACCGAGTATGTACGGGCATTGCTACTTTAAACCTTCCAGCTAACACGCCAATCGAATTCTATGTTCATCACTCAGGTAGTCAAGCCTATACTCTGAACACCTGTTATATGGATATTGTCAAAGTGGCTTAAAAGGAGGATTTTACATGTTAAATTCTGTTTTAAAGAGATATCCCTCTCTTACACCTAACGATGTGGTTTTAAGGGATGACGGAGAAGGAGTTTATGTTCATTATTGGAATTCACAAGAACCCCAACCGACTATATCCGAATTATTAGCCTGGCAAAAGGAAGATGAAGAACTACCTAAACAACCAACGGACCAGGACCGTATTGTCGCTTTAGAAGAAGCTTTACTACTACTAATGTTGGAGGGTTAACTAATGTATTCATTTTTGTTAAATATGTGGATTATGAATAAAGTTGATGAAACTTACTTGCAGGGGCAGATTCAAAAATCACGGATTACACAACAAGAGTATGAAATGATTGTCGCTACACCTCAATTAACTGAAGAACAGTAAGAAGATGATATAGCGGCCATATATTTGGTCGCCTTTTCTTTATACTAGCGGAAGGGAGGACGTAAAAATGGAACCGGAAGTACTCAAGTATTTTATTACGCAAGGCCCATTCGCGCTTCTGTTCATTTGGCTTTTATTGCGGTCGGAAAAGAGGAACGAACAGCGTGAGACTGACTATCGTAACGAAATTAGCGAAATGCGTAACGAAATGAAAACCGAACGTGATGAATGGCGAGACGAGCGTTCACTTTGGACAGAGACGCTAAGCAAGTTCAGCGAAAAGTACGATGTTGTTATAGATGAGTTGCGGGACATTAAGCGGAAATTAGGGGGTGGACATTAATGTCATTTCATTTTCAGAAACTGCCGAAGTTTAAAAACTTACGCGGAAAGACGAAGCATAACGGCTGGTATAAAGTTTATAGCCCGTCTGTTAAAACGGACATAGCGATTCACCACTCGTTAACTAAAACGGGAAACTCTGCGGCATTTGCTAATTATCATGTAGGAACGTTAGGGTGGCCGGAAGTTGCATATCACTTCGTTATCTTGAAAGACGGTACGATCGAATGGAATCACGACTTGGGCGTCCTGAGCTATCACGTAGGAGATTCAAATAAATTTTCGGTAGGCATTTGCTTAGTCGGAGATTTTCGCACGGAGGAACCTACGGATGAACAAAAATTATCGCTGTATCTACTTCATGAAGCGCTAAAGAAGGATTTACCGAATTACAAATGTACACGCGGTCATAATGAATTCCCTGGATACGCGTGGAAACAATGTCCGGTGTTTAATTATAAAGCGGTTATTGCGAAGAAACCAGTTGCACAAGCGTCGAAACCGGCGCCAAAACCGAAGGAGGACGATGACATGCTCGAAAAAGCTATCGTTATTAATGCGTTTCCGGACTTTGCTATTGCGGAGGTATTAGCGGCCAGAATCAAAGCGCCAATTTATACACGCAGCGCATTACCAGCCGGAAAAGTTGCGAAAGAACTCTACGTTGTAGGAGGTACAAAGGACGGCCTACAAGCGGACAAAATCGTCGCGTTAACCGGTAAAGACCGTTTTGAAGTTGCCGAAAATGTGGCGAAGTTTTTAAAATAACGGAAAGGGTGAGCGAATAATGTTTGACAGAATTAAGTTTGAATACGTGTTTGCTTTCGTTATCGTGACGGTGATTTCCGTAGCGTTGTTTGTATTTCGCGAAAATAACGACGTTGTAAACCAGCTAATCGTTGCGCTGATTGGCGCGCTTTCTTCAATAACTGCGTTCTTTTTCGCTAAGCATAATCCGAACAAGTAACGAAATTATTTGCGATGGTCATGCGAAATTTAGAATCTTTCGTAGGGCTATTGCGTACATATTGAAACCTTTTTTAAAAATTCCCGTATAATTGGATTATATATAATAGGTAGGTGAAATTTATGTTTGATTTCATTAAGAGCGTAGCTGAAAAGCTTTTAGATTATGATACTAATATAACAGACTACGAAAAGATGGAAAATAAATATAAAATTAATCGAAAGAAATTAATTCTAATAGCCTTTTCGCTTTTAGTATTAATAAGTTTTAACTCGGCAATTTCATTCTTCCTCACACATGATTTTGCAGGTTTTCATGGACATTTCACAGTTGGAACTTTATTAGTATTACTTGTCGCTGTATTTATTTTCCGTCAGAATCATATCCAAAAAGTAGCGATGTTTATTGGGTATATTATCCTTCCGGTGTTTATCTCAATTTCACTGATAAAGGTATACTATGAAGGTTTTAATATCATTAACTTATGTGTTTCTATCTTTTTGATCTCTTTTATGTTATTGATGTATAGCTCTGCATATATGTTTGTTAGAGATAAATTTACAATGGGGGAACCGGTTGAATTAACTTTTATAATTGCGGATAAAGACCCTTTAAAAGCTAAACTAATTTCTATCACTAAAAGCGGTGATTACATAATCAAGATAGACGGAGAAGAGGATCAAGAGATTTTACTAATTAAAGATCATATTTTGCAGATTATTTACAAAAAAGCAAGTGAACAATCCTAGGAAAATGGTATAATACGGTAAAAAGGCGGTGTTTATTATGGGCTTCTTTAAAGACGCGATGAAAAAGCGCATTGCACTTGACGTATTAGCAGGCGGTAATAATCTAACTAATAAACAACTAAGCGTGCCGGTAAGTAAGGCGGTATTAATACAAGGAGATCAGCGTGGTCACGTAACTATCCAAGTACCTTTCGCTTCTAAGTCTCAGTTTATCCTCGACGGAATAGAGTGGGAAGAATCCGCAACTCGAAGTGCTGGCAAAGCAGCTGTTGGTGCCATTGTTGGCTCTCTCGCTGGTCCAGTCGGAACTATTGCTGGTGCTGCAATCGGCGGACGCAAGAAGGACAATTCAAAAGCCTTCGTATATTTAATTAATCCGGAGACAAACGCGGAAGTTACAATCCATATTCGCTGCGACCAAAAGACTTATACAGAAATTTCTTCCATGATCTGATGGAATTAAATGCCCCAGCAAAGTTCTGTTAGGGCATTTTTCTTTATTTTTGAACAATATCACCGGTTTCCGAAAGTATTTCTAAAACCTTGAACTTACCCTCAAATAAATTCTCCTCAACAGAATCTCCGGGCTCTGCTCCCCAATAATCTTTGGCTTTTCCCTCAAGTTCTTTTATGTTTCTAAAGTTTTCTGGTCTAATGTGCAAGTGCGATTCGTCAGTACTGAATACTTTGCCTGTTAATTCAAGTAAAATAAACTGACGATCAACATCTAATTGGGTTTTCCAGTAAATAATATCTTCAGCCTTTTTCATTGGCACGACCCACAAACATGTTTGTCGGGAAGGTAATTCAGGGAAAAGCTTGCTACGAATATCTTCGAAAACATATTCTCTTAGCATCTTTAGTCCAATCCCCATATCGTACATTCCAGGCTCTTGGTTCTCGTGCAGGTATCTATAATATGGATTGAACCCTTGGTCAACTCCTGCTGTTCCTTCAAAACCTACTTTGAAGGGAGATGTCTTCTTCCACTCAGCGAATGATTGAATATGTACAAAAATTTCTTTATTTACCTCTCTTAGCACTAATTCACACCTCGATGTTTTTTAATCTTATTGTATTTGAATATTTTCCAGCAGTCTACTAATCTATGGAAACGAATACGCAGCTAGTTCCGTGGTAAAATTAAAGGCGAGGTGAATTACGTTGTTCATATCGCCAATGCTATTACAAAAATCGGAGGAGCCGTTCGACAATTCGGACTATATTACCGAATTGAAGCTCGACGGCATCCGCTTAATATATTCCGTAGACACAGCCGGCAAAGTCCGCCTGTATTCGCGACACAATAATGAGATAACCGCAAAGTTTCCGGAGCTGCACTCGCTCGACCTTCCGCCCGGTACCGTGCTTGATGGTGAGTTGATCGTAACTGACAGTGCAGGCAAGCCGGACTTTGAAGCGATGATGAGTCGGTTTCAGTCGAGCAAATCGACCGCGCCTGTTAGTTTCGTAGTTTTTGACGTCCTTCAGCGCGAAGGCGAGCGCGTAACTGGCATGTCGTTGCTTGAGCGTAAGGAATTGCTTGCGGACTTGGTGCCGACTGACTCTGGCTTGCTTTCGAAAGTTCAGTTCGTCGAAGGCCACGGTGCTGCTTATTACAACGCTGTGCAGGCGCAAGGACTTGAAGGCATCGTCTTGAAGCGAAAAGACTCCCGATACCAGGTCGGCAAGCGATCGGACGCGTGGCTGAAGGTGATTAACTACCAATACGCCGATGTTTACGTTACTGGATACCGTACAAAGGAGTTCGGATGGTTGCTCGCTGATGACGGAAAGTACCTCGGCGTAATGGAGCTCGGTGTGCCTCCGCATGCAAGAGCGAAGGTTTACCGGGCTGAGGTCCGCGAAGAAACGGCTGACTTTGCGTATTTGGCTGATCCGGTTAAATGTCGTGTTAAATTTCGTAATTATACCAAGGCGGGCTTGTTGCGTCTGCCTAGTTTCGTAGAGTGGGTTTAATCGCCCGCTCTTTTTTCTTTTACTGCATTTTAAATGCTGTTAATATATGGATAGTATAGTTGGAATCTTTAAATAGAGGGAGGTAAATGATGTTTTCAATTACAAAGGCAGACGAGTTGGTAAAATCAATTCCTTATTCAATAAATGTTAAAAATAACCGGAAAGATGGTTTTACTGTCTTTTTAAATCCTTACTTAAAAAAAGAATGGATGATGGTAGTAACAGCAGAAGATCATTTATTTGTAGTTATTAATGTATTAAAAGATGACATTGATTTAATGGAAATCTCAAGTATTACTAAAATCCCTATTAAGAAAAGAGGAAAAACTTGTTTAAATTTAAATAAAAATTGTGATCACATTAGGTTAAGGATTTATGAGGATGATGATATATTTGATTTTAGTGGCCCTCAATTTAAAGAATTTATATTGATACTAAAAAGCTCTTATGAAAAAAGTGGATGGGTCGCAATATAG